ACCGAGGGTGATTGGCCAACTAATATTAAACTGAATACAAAATCATGGAGAGTTGAATGAAAGATGATATTAAACATGTGCTTCGGAAACAGTTCCAAGCGAATATTGAAAAGCATGCAATGAACGTGCGTGTTATGATGAATAACCCAATGGCGATTCACGAGCATACTGACTTCATGGGCGCGATTGAACTAGAACTTGGTCATATCGCTGAATACAAAGACAAGTTGGAAGCATTGGAAAACATTTAATGAGTGAACAAGAAATGAATGATGACCTCTGGCGTGCGAAAGATCGCATCGTGGAACTTGAGAATGCGGTACGTTCTCTTAATCAATTGTGGACTAACGAGTATACTGCACATCATAAGACACAACTACAAGTAATTGAACTACAAAAGCGTATAATGGGAATTAAAGAATGAGTGAAGTGAACCTAGTAAGTCTGTCTAAACCTTCTGCCTACACCGAATGTAACTCTGCCAATGAATTGGTTGCTTGGGCAGCAAGAGTATCTAATCCGTCAAATCAAAACAACACAGCAACAGCACCTAAGTTGGTTCAATATTTAATCAAGAACAAACACTGGTCACCACTGGAGATGGTCCATGTCGCAATGGAAATTAAAACAACACGAGATATTGCCCGTCAGATTCTGCGGCATAGTTCTTTCAGATTCCAAGAGTACAGTCAGCGTTACGCCGATCCAACCCAGGATCTGGGATTTGTTGTACGGGAAGCACGCCTGCAGGATGCCAAGAATAGACAGAACTCAGTAGACGTTGAAGACTCTCGCCTACAAGAAGAATGGGCAATGAAACAGGTAACTGCTACTGACGCTGCACTAGATGCTTATGAGTGGGCAATTGAAAATGGTATCGCCAAGGAACAGGCACGTGCTGTTCTGCCTGAAGGTAACACCGAGTCGGTCATGATCATGTCTGGTTCGCTTCGGTCATGGGTGCACTATTGTCAGTTGCGTATGGATAAGGCAACTCAAAAAGAACACCGTATCGTCGCCGAGCAGTGCTGGGAAATCATTTGCCACCACTTCCCTGATGTGAAGGCAGCAATTGATAGTATGGCAGCGCAAGCAGAGTTCGAAAGAAAACTACCTTGACCCAATCTGGAAAAAAGTTTCAAAATTCTCGGGACGTGATTTTTTCGCGGCCGAATTTTGAGTCCAAAAACCCGCACGAAACCGCAATTATAAAATACAATGAAGAAGAAGATTTTTACTATCTAGAATCTGATGTTTTTGAACAAGTTGGTTGGAAACCAGGAGATGATATCATCTGGATTGAAAATGAAGATGGCAGTTTTACATTAAGGAAAGAAGAAAATATTATGAATAACCAAAAAGACGTTACCGAATTTATGACATCTGCCGATCAGTATATTGGTGAAACGCCACACTTGAACGAGAAAAATGAGCAGCAGGCACGCCTATATATTGACCTGATTGATGAAGAATTTCGTGAACTTTGTGACGGATTTCTTCGTCGCCATATCGGAGACATTGCTGACGGTGGTGCCGACCTAGTTTGGGTTGTCCAAGGATTGTTTACAACTCTTGGTATCGACTTCAATAAAGTCTGGGAAGAAGTTCGTGCGTCAAACATGAGCAAGGTTTCTGATAATGGTAAGATTAAAAAGCGCGAAGATGGTAAGATTCTGAAACCAGAATCATACTTTAAACCAGACATTGAACGAGTATTGAAGGAACAGGGACTTAAATGAAAAAAGAAACGTATCTGGGTATAGAAATAGATTATTCACGCGACTCTCTATTTGATAAACTTGGTATCCAGCGACTAGAAGAATCATACATGCGCGAGGATGAAACTTCTCCGCAGCATAGATTCGCTTATGTTTCTACTACTTTCGCATCAAATCTGGAACATGCTCAGCGTTTATATGAGTATTCATCCAAGCATTGGTTGTCATATGCCACACCAATTCTTTCCTTTGGTCGTTCTAAGCGTGGAATGCCAATCAGTTGTTTTTTAAATTTCATCGATGACACAGCAGAAGGTCTAGTTGAGAATCTCAGCGAAACCAATTGGTTGTCCATGATCGGAGGAGGAGTTGGAATTGGTTTTGGAATTCGTGCTGCTGACGATAAGTCTACTGGTGTTATGCCACATCTTAAAACTTATGACGCAAGTTCCATGGCGTATCGTCAGGGTCGCACTCGTCGTGGCAGTTATGCCGCTTATCTTGACATTAGTCATCCTGACGTGGGACAATTTCTTGAGATGCGTAAACCCACTGGAGATCCCAACATCCGATGCCTCAATTTACATCACGGAATCAACATTACCGATGACTTTATGGAAATCATCCAACGATGCATGGCAGACCATGAAGCAGATGACAGTTGGAATCTAACCGATCCTAAGTCTGGCGAAATTCGTGACACAGTTTCAGCAAAGGAATTGTGGCAGAAGATTCTAGAACTGCGTATGATGACTGGTGAACCGTATCTACACTTCATTGATACATCTAATCGCATGATGCCGCAGTTCCAGAAGGATCTCGGACTAAAGATTCACCAATCAAATCTCTGTTCAGAAATCATTCTGCCAACTGACAAGAAGCGTACTGCTGTTTGTTGTTTGTCGTCAGTCAATCTAGAATATTATGATGCATGGTCACGCGATCCGCTGTTCTTGCGAGATATGGCAGAGATGCTTGACAATGTTCTCCAATATTTTATTGACAATGCTCCAAATACAGTTAAGCGTGCCAAGTACGCAGCAATGCGTGAACGTTCAATTGGTATTGGTGCGCTGGGTTTCCATGCTTATCTACAACGCAAGAGTATTGCGTGGGAGTCGGCAGTTGCCAAGGGCACTAACATGCGCATCTTTAAGCACATTAAGAAGAAGTTGGATGAAGCAAATCTAGAACTTGGCGCAGAACGTGGTGAAGCACCTGATGCTGTTGGAACTGGTCGTCGTTTCTCTCATACGCAGGCAATTGCGCCAAACGCATCTTCGTCTATCATCATGGGCAATACCAGTCCGTCGATTGAACCATGGCGTGCAAATGCGTATCGCCAAGATACACTATCGGGTTCATTTCTCAATAAGAATAAATACCTAGACGCGATTATTCTAGAAGAAGCAGCGCTCGGAAAGTATGCTGGTTGGTATGATGAGGTTTGGTCCTCGATTATCGCCAACGATGGTTCGGTGCAGCACCTTACATGGATGGATGCAATTACCAAGGAAGTGTTCAAGACTTCAATGGAAATTGACCAACGTTGGGTTATTGAGCATGCGGCAGATAGGCAGAAGTTTATTGATCAGGCACAGTCCCTCAATCTATTCTTCCGTCCTGATGCAAATATCAAATATCTTCATGCTGTCCACTTCCTCGCATGGAAGCAGGGGTTGAAGACTTTATATTATTGTCGTTCAGAAAAAATAGGAAAAGCAGACAAGGTTTCTAAGCGCATTGAGCGTGAAGCAATTAAAGAAATTGACTTCAAGGCAATGATCGACGGTGATAACTGTGTGGCATGCGAAGGGTAAGAAATGACAAGTTATTTTGCACAAATAGTATCAAAACCTGATTGTCCATACTGTACTCTTGCGAAAGAGTTTATGGTAGGAATGGATATTCAGTATACAGAAATGGTAGTTGGTAAAGACTGCCTTTGGGAAGACATTACCGCACAGTTGCCTGATGTAAAGACTGTTCCTCAGATCTGGGTGAATGGCGAGCATGTTGGCGGTTATGACGATTTAGTAAAGTGGGCAGAAACAGTATGACCTTAATGACAGAACGAGCATATTTTAAACCGTTCAACTACCCATGGGCATATGACGCATGGTTGAAGCACGAGCAGTCACATTGGTTGCACACTGAGGTCCCGATGTCGGAAGATGTTAATGACTGGAAGAAGCGACTAAATGATGGCGAAAAACATTTCCTAACTAACATTTTCCGTTTCTTCACACAGGGTGACATCGATGTTGCTGGTGGTTATGTGAAGAATTATCTTCCATATTTCCCACAACCTGAAGTCCGTATGATGTTGATGGGGTTTGCGGCAAGGGAGGCACTTCATGTTGCAGCGTATTCTCACCTCATTGAAACACTGGGCATGCCAGAAACGACATATCAGGAATTCCTCGAATACGACTCAATGCGAGCAAAGCACGACTACTTTACAGATTTGTCGAATGCAAATGGAACTCCTGAATCAGTCGCGACCAATATCGCTGCATTTAGTGCATTCACTGAGGGTATGCAACTGTTCTCATCCTTCATCATGCTCCTCAACTTCCCTCGTCACGGAAAGATGAAGGGAATGGGACAGATCGTTACTTGGTCGATTGTTGATGAAACTCAACACGCTGAAGGTATGATTAAACTGTTCCGCTCATATGTTGAAGAAAACCGTGAATTGTGGAATGACGATCTAAAGTCTAAGATATATACTATTGCTGAGAAAATGGTAGATCTTGAAGATAAATTTATTGAACTATCATTCTCGATGGGAGAGATGGAAAATCTAACACAAGATGATGTTAAGAAGTATATCCGCTATATCTGTGACCGTCGACTGATTAGTCTTGGTATGAAGGGTATCTTTAAAGTAAAGAAGAATCCATTACCATGGGTTGAAGAAATGATTAATGCTCCAACTCATACGAACTTCTTCGAGAATCGTGCAACTGACTACGCAAAAGGTGCACTCTCAGGTAAATGGGATGACGTCTGGGGCGTAGCAGCATAAAATTAAACGAGAAAGGAAACTAAGATGTCCAAAAAACTTACAATGACATATACGAGACCGTCAATTGAAACTCTGTGGTATTTTCAAACAAATCCGCCACAAAATACTGCTATGAACAATTGGTTGGAAAGTAATAACGATAAAGTTACATTTCGTTTTGCCTTCTCAGAAGATATGTTTACCCAAGTGTTCGAGTGGACGTTTACAGATGAAGCATTTGGTGAAGAGTTTTTAGCATTCGTTACTGCAGATAATCTAGTTAGTGCAATGAATACATATAATTCTTCCGTAGGTATTACATCTACTCGCACCGTTACTGATGTGTGATTTAAATGATAGATGAAGAATTTGAATGTAATAATTGTGATGCAGTCTTCAAAGTCGATCATGACTTAGATGACGATTATTACAAAGTCAAACATTGTCCCTTCTGCGGGGCGAAAGTAATCGAAGACGAAGAAGATTTGTCTTGGGATGATTGGGACGAGGACGAATAAATAATCTACTTACGGAGTAGATTATGACAGTTAGGAAAAAACGTAAGCCGTTGCCGAAGAAGGTGCATAGAGTATATTGCACTTACTTCGACGACGGCAAATTTTATATTGGGTATTCATGTAAGACAGAGAAACTGTTCGAAGCATATTTCGGAAGTTCCTCTTATGTGACTAACTATGAAGGCGAGATGCGTAAAGAAGTTGTCGCTGAATACGACAGTAAATCGCATGCCAAGGCAGTCGAACATATCCTGCAATGGGAGCATAGACTTGACGACAGATGTATCAATCAAATGTGGAATGTGCGTCTGAGACTTGATCACTTGAAAGAATTAACATTACCTGATTGGAGACCTGGATGTTTTTCGCAGCACTCTTGATGGCAGTCGCAATTGCGATTACTGGTGTCGCTGGTTACTTTTCGATACTAGGTTTGATGGCAATATTTCCTGCATCCCCGATCGCTGTTGCAGTGATGGGTGGTGTGCTTGAAGTCGCCAAACTTGTTACCGCAAGTTGGGTGTATCGCAACTGGAAAAGTGCCAACAAACTGTTGAAGACATACTTCACCATTGCAGTTTGTGTGTTGTCATTTATTACAAGTATGGGCGTGTTCGGTTATCTCAGTCGATCGCACATTGAACACACTACTGTTGGTGGTTCAGCAGTATTCAAAATAGAACAACTCGAAAGCAAGAAGACATCTGCTGAAAGGAGACTGAAGAATGCGCAAACATCTCTGGATACTCTGGACAGACTCACTACTGCAGAGGATGTGCTCGATGCTAACTTCATTCGAAACAGACAGAAAAGGGAACGTGCGTCCCTCAATCAAGAAATTGAGAGTGCGACTGCAGACATTGAGACTATTGAGACTGATCTCATACCGCTCAAAACAGAAAACCTCAAACTCGAAGCAGAAGTAGGTCCGATAAAATATATCGCAGAACTATTCTATGGTAGTGGCGATACTGCTACTGTGGATAAAGCAGTGCGTCTGATGATCATCATGCTCATCTTCGTGTTCGACCCGCTGGCAATTTTATTAATTATTGCTGCCAACATGACACTTTTAAGCTTGACAAAGAAGGAAGAATCAGGTATAGTAGACTATGTTGTCGTTGATGAGGTTAAACCAAAGAAAATTGTTCGGACTACTAAGAAACCCAAAAAGAAACCTGTTGTTGAAACACCAGACTTCTTTGCTTTCGAAAAACATGAGAATAAACCTGCCTCAACGCATGACACACCAGCGCCAGATCCTCCTAAGAGATCTTGGAGGGATGGTAAAATTGTTATTGATGAAAACAATATAAGGAAAATGTGATGGATATTATGAATCAAGAATGGCGTGACGGTCTCAAGGCAACTCTTGCACAGGGTGAAGCGACTGTCAGTTTTACTAAACTGAATGGACAAGAACGTGTCATGCGTTGCACACTACAAGAAGGTGTTATTCCCTCATACAGTGAAAAGGGAACAAAGACAAAACCACCTAGCGGCGAAAACCTCGCAGTTTGGGATCTGGATAAGAATGAGTGGCGAGCATTTCGTTACGACCGTATCACCTCTGTTAAATTTTAGGGCTTGACTTTTCCAACAAATTATAGTATAGTGGATATATTATGAAGAAAGGCGAATCTATGTATAAATTGAAAGTTCCCGTTGCCGAATCTAAAGTTATGGGCACAGAACCAATTTGGGTTGACGACTATGTACCCGCAGATTACCAGTCAGAATTTGGTAAGGCATTAAATTGGTATAACTTCATCGTTGACCAAAAAGATTGCCGTGCGTTTCTTGTTGACTGGTTCAAGGGTGATGCTACCAAACTCAAAGCAATCAGTCAGTTGTCTGACAAGATGCTTCCTCGGACATATGCTAACTGTGCCCGTATCGCTATGCGTGGATTCCCTCTCAATGACGAGCATAAAGCACGCATCTGGGAAAAGGTTGAGGAACGAGTCAGTAAGAAAACTGTTCTTATTGAAGATGATACGACTGCACCTGACCCTGTTGTCAAGGTAGTCAAGAAACCACTGGTTGCAGCTGCGTTCATCGTATCTGATGTTGATGATGAGATTGAGAATCTGATCAATGGCGAAGATACTCGTAACATTGCACAGATTCTCATGCCTTATCGTTTGTCAGATAAGAACTATCTTGACTGCGTAGAAAAGATCGAACCTATCCTTGCAGAATTTGCTGAACTGGTAGAAGTTCGTCGACTGCCTAAGACTCAATTGACTGATTCACAAGAACAGTTGCTTGAGAGTTATTCACACTTGACAAGCATGAAGTCAGTCAAAGACATTGTTAAACTGCTCGAGTCATATATTAGCGATCTCAAGAAGTCGTATGTCAGCAAGCAGGTTGCTAAGGTTCGCAAGAAGAAACCAAAGGATAAGTCCAAGTTGGTTCAGAATCTAAAGTTCCTCAAGGATGATACTGCACTTGGCGTAACCAGCGTCGAACCTATCAATCTACTAAACTGTAGTGAAGTGTGGACGTTTGATACTAAGACGCGAAAGATCTCCAAGTACTTTAGTCCAGTCAGCGGAAGCATCACTGTTAAGGGTGCAAGTCTTGTAGGATTTGATGAGAACTTCTCCAACTCACGACTGTTGCGTAAACCAGAGACTCAAGTAAAAGAATTTTCTGAATTGAAGAAAAATGACTTGACAAAATGGTACTCAGCCGTTAAGAGTAAGAGTGGACCTGTGCGTGCACGATTGACTCCGACTACATTAATTTTGAAAGTGTTTTAATGAACGATAATGGTGATAATGTTACTTACCTAAAAACGAATGTGACTAAAGAGATTGACAAAGAATCTCTGAGTTATTTCCTCCAAGGTGCCACAGAATATGCAGCATACCAGGACGCTGAGGCATTTGCGCAGGCCTGTTTGCGGGGTATTCTTATGGCGACGGAGAAAAAGATTGGTCTCCGCGACGAGAACTTTCATTCCGACGCTGCTGTTATCGCCGTTATGATTACTGGTTTATACATGCGTCAGGCAGGAGTTGAATGCCCTGAGATTAATATGCTTAATGATGTTCGTGAAGCATTAACTGTTACGAAAGAAGATATAGAATGATTGTTGTTGATTTTAACCAGACTGCTATCAGCAGTATGATGGCAGAACTAGGTGGTCGTCG